TAATATCGGTCAAAGATTTTCTTGTTGAAATTTTTCATTGCGTAATGTTTCTCCCCACTTTCCACTAGCCATATCATTATATAAATCCATAACTTGAGTCAATTCACTACCAGTATAGTCATATACATTCTTCAACATATCTTGTCCTACTGTTACAGATTTACCTGCATCGTCAAATGCATCAAGAATCATAGCACCTGCTAATACTCTTTTGGGTACATCCATAACGATGTCTAGTTGTTTATCAGAGCCTTGCGCTCTGCCTACTGGAACTCTTACTTTGAGTATATCTTCCCAAGACAAAATCATTCCTCAGTAGTTTCTTCTTCCGCAGGTAATACTGCTTCTTTTGCTTTGGTCACTACTGACTTTAATTGCTTGGTTCTTGTTCTCTTAGGTACTAGTTGTTTGATTGCATCATCTTTAGATGTGGCAGTTAATCCTACGAACTTTGCTGCTTTTATTAAACGATATTCACTTATGTTGGATAGGTTATCGCCAGCCTCAAAAGTGACTTTGACACCAGATAAACCCATGAGTTGAATTCCTGTTTCAACATCTATGGATTTAGTTTCTTCTGGCATCAGAGTCATATTTCTAGTTCTGAATCTTCGCCCACTATAGTTGGTAACTTTAACCAAGTAAACCACCTTAGATTAAACCATATACTCTTACTCTTACTGCACAAGTTGGGTCGCCATCATCTGCAACAGTTGCATTGGTACCGTCTAAGTTTGTAAAGATAAGAGCAAGAGAAGTTGCTGATTCATAAGCCCCTGTTGCACTTGTTTCAATTCCAGCAAGTCTAGTGTTTCCACCTTCTGTTCCTGTAATACAAGCAGCAGTGATTGTTTCTAATCCAAACTGGGCAGCAGGGATTACGGCCCCTGCCGCCACATGGGATGTTACATCAATTACTGCATCTACAAAGTACTCATCACCAGATACTCTTGGCCCTGTGAAACCTTTGTGGTCTGCTAATATTGTTACTGTAAACGCTAAAGCCAATCAAATCACCTTACTTTAGGTTGGTGATTTTACCTTGTCCTTTGAAGAAAGAACAACCTACTTCACCAATAGTTCGGTACATTCCTTGATTCCCTAGTTTACCAATGCCGAATGGGTTTCCATGATTAATACCATCTTCAAAGTATTGAGTTGGTTTTAGTACGGAGTACCATAAGTGGTCAGTGTCTAAGAATAACATATCACTTAATCCTGTTGATAATGATAAGTGGCATGTGCTTGGCATGTCTTTTGCTGGAATTAGTGGGATGTCATAGTATGTTGCAACTCTGAATCCAACTTCTGCACCAGCAACACCTTTTACACCATTATGTGTTGGTACAATGTGTTTAGCATCCATGAATCTTTCTTGGCTTTGCAATAAGTCAGCAATTGCTTGAATTGTATCATATCCAGTCATAATAACTTTAGGACTTGCACCATTTGTTCTTAGTGTTTGGATTAAATTGTTCATTATTGAAAGTGTTAATACTCTTTGTTCTGCTGCTGCATATCCATCTCCAAGATTAACTACTGCATCCATAAATCCTACTGAGGAACCTAATGCTGTGTCTGCTGCTCTATCTGTGTTACCATATAGTTTAACTGTGTCTACACTGTTAGCACCATCTGCTGCTGCTACTAAGTGTTGGGCAGCCATTTCATGAACTTCTGCTGAGGAAGAAACAATTTTCATTAATGATGTTAAGTTTCTTTCCATATCTGCAAATGCAGCAGTACCGTTAGCGGAACTACCTGCTGCTAATCCAGCATCTAAGTCATATGCTTCTAGAGGCATTACTAACATTTTTGATTGAACTTCTGCATGGAATTTACCCATATCTTCACGAATCAATGCTCTTAAGTCACCGATACCATCATCAATCTTTGCCATTTCAGATGCTAATTCACTGAATTCAAACATGTGAGCAATTGTTTTAGGAGTCATGAATAGTTTTGTGTATTCTGGTGCAACTGGTGTCAAATCACCGTCTGATGCTGCTCCACCTATTCCTGCATTTTCTCTAACACCACCAATTTCATCTGGCATTGGCCTGTCAACTTGTGTTCCACTTCTACCTGCTGTTAAAGCATCACCAGTAGAGTTGTCAGAAAATTCATGTGCTAAACCGAATTTTGCATCTGCTCCACCAAATGGTCTTGCTTTTAGAATTCTCCAACCGCTTGTTGTGTACGGTCTTTTTGGAAGAATTGCTAGTGGGTTTATTTCTTGGTTCAACATTGACCAAACTTTTTGACCATATACTACATTGTATAAATCAGTCATTGCTGGAGATGCTGTTCCGTTTATTCCTATTGCTGCATCGTGTCCAGTTACACCAATTCCTGCTGCACCAACTACTCCAGTACCTTTTAGAATTGAGTTGTTTTGGAAGCCGTATGTAGCCGCTTCTAAATCTCTTATTGTGTTTATTGTTCTTACCATTTTAATCACCTGTTCTCCAAATTATCAATTACTTGATGTAATTCATCCCAACTCATTTTTACAATATCGTCAGTACTTGGAATATTTAAATTACTTACAATTTGTTCTTGTTTTGCAATTACTTGTTGTTTTTCTTCTGTTAATGATTTCTTCAATGATGCAAATTGCTCTCTTAGTTCTGCTACTTCTGCTTTAGCATCGTAGTTTGCTTTTGCAATTGCTTCATCTTGTGCTTTTAATTCAGAATCAAATCTGTCACTAAATGTTTTGGATAGATTTTCGTAAGCCATTGCTTCTAACTTTTCTGCTCTAAATGCTTCATATGCTTTTTCTAAGTTAGCAGCACTCAAATCTAATGTAGGAGGTTGCATTGACCTACGAATACTATCTGGATATGCATCCGCTTGTTCAGACTCTTTTGTTCTACCATTTTCAAAGATAACTTCTCCAGCCTGTGAATAATGGTTGAGGTCTAATGCTTTCTTTTCATTTTCATCTTCTTTTTCTGAATCATCTTCTTTCTTAGTAGATTCTAGGTCATCATCTTTATCCTTATCGCCTTTGTAAGACATGTCTTCTACATCATCGTCTTCATCATCAGCCATTTCTTTGTCGCCACCATAGCCCATTTTTTCTTCATGCATTCCTTTTTCTTCGTGCATTTCTTTTTCATGGTCTCCATGCATTCCTTTTTCTTTTTCATCTTCTTCCTTGGACAAATTCATGTTCTTTACTAGTTCATTTAATTCGCCAAGTGCTTTTTCTAGTTCATTCATTTTTTTCACCTTATTTTTGTCTTGTTTCAATATGTCAAATTTTGCTTCTGGGTTTATTCCTTTTTCGCAGATTGTTACTTCATGTAGTTCCAATTTACTAATTTCGTTGTATTCCCCCATTTCTTGATTTCTGACTGTTCTTTTTTCTAATGCTTGTCCACCGATGCTAAAACTCCTTAATGTTCCTTGTCTTATGTCCCTCGATACTTCCTTTGCTTTTTCTATGTCATCCCTTAATTTTATCACTACAAAAAATCCTACATCATCTACTTGTGTTTTATATACTTGTCCTTTTGAATCTCTATATTTATTTACTACTTCTCCTACTTGAACATTTGAATGGTTGGTCATTACGTTTCTATATTCATTTTGTGCCATGAATTTTTGTACTGCTTCCTCCAACGCTTCGAGAGTTATTAAATCATTTTGTTTGTCTACCATTTCTATTGAAGCATATCCTGCAATTATTAAATCATCTTGTGACTTCAATATATCAAACGTATTTGATTTTGTTGTTACAACTCCTCCTAACACGCTGTCGATTTTCTGTTCTACTATATAAAGAGCAATGTTAAAGGGTTAATTTATTATGTTTATCTTGTCTTATATCCCATATTCCATCGTCAGTATTAGAATCAACTCGTTCTGGTTTAACACTAGTAAATGCTACCCAACTCTTTTTGCCATCTATTGGCACTACTCTAAAGTGTAAACGAGTATCGAATTTGTTACCATTGAGAATGTATTCGTGATAGCCATGCCTTTGAACTCCTAATTCAACTTCTCCAGAATCAATTAGTTTTTCTTTAGATAATGTTCTAGCAACTTCTGCTCTAAACTTTTTAGATTTACCAAACAAATTAAATATATCGTCTTCTGTATCTAACTCTATAATCCATGAAATAGTTTCATCACTTAATTTCATAACAATTTGTATATTTTCATTTTTAGTTAAATATACTTTAAAAGTACCCATTCTATATTCTTCTGGGGTAGAATATTCTTTTCTCAATGGCTCTCCTGTTTCCATGTTCAAATCAAATTTTTGTTTTTCATATATGAGGTGGTCTTGTGATTTATTCTTAAGACTTCTAAACAACTCATTTTTGTTACTGTTAAATACGCTTTCGTATATTCTCTTTAGTTCTTTATCTTTATTAAAGAACCTTACAATTGCATTAATATCCATAGGTCTATTAATTCTTTTAATTTCATTTATGATTGCTGTTTCTAAAACTGCTCTATCTTCATCAAGTGCTTTACCTAATTGTTCTCTCCAAACTTCCATGTTCGCTAGAGCGTTCTTAGCCATGAGATTGTCCTCTTGGAAACCATATATTGTAAAACCATCCATATCTGATTTAGTAATAATAGTGGCTTCCCCATGAACATGGTCAGTTATCGTATATCCTTTAGTCAGTGCTTCAATATTATAATTCAAAGATTTCTTAGTATCTTTTGCTAAAAATTCTAAAGTCACTACTTTGTCTGGATGTTCAACTTCGGGAACTTCTATAACCTTAGCAGATTGTAAAGCAAAACCATCTGGTGTTTGCCTAACCTCATCCACTTTAACTCTAACAATATCCCCAACATCTACTCTAATTTTAGTATTAAGGGCTTTACCAACATTTAGATATTTCACACCATTTACTTCTACACCTTCTTCTACTGGCCCTACCCCTACACTATAAGAAAATAAATCTGATTTGGTTTTCTTCATACCTAATACTATCACGTCAATATCTACAAATTTTTTCCACTTGACCCATTTAGGATTTTTTCTATTGGCTAAGAAATAAGTAGAAGTTAAATCTTTTAAAACAACTCCTTCGGCTGTTGGAATTTTGAATATTTCTTTAGAGTATTGCTCTATGTCTTTTATTGAGTCTGCAATCCTCGTATCTTTTTTGGATGGGAATGCTAATTCAATATCTGAATGTTGACTAAAGTTTTGAAACAATACTTTGATTCTTTCTTCTAATGGTGAATCTGTTAAATCTTTATCGTCATGTTGCATGATGTCAAATACATGCGCTCTCAATATTGTGTCTGATTTTTTATTTTTGAAAATTTTAGCAACTACTTCTGCTCGATGTAGAGGGGTATCACCATCGAATAACATTAACTCTGCATCTAAAATACAATCTGGGAATTTTTTCTCTCTCATCATCTTAACTTGTTCTGGACATTTATCTGTGATGTCTTTTTTATTAAAAGAAAATATTTTTACATTTCCTGCTGATTTATGGATTTGTATTCTCATCCCATCGTATTTTTCTTGAACTACCCACTTTCCAGTAAAACCTCTTAATTCTTGTAAATCATCTATTTCAAAAATACGATACATTGGTTTGTTAGGGACAATAAAAGATAATGATTTTTCTGCTTTCTTTAAATCTAAATCTACTAGATTTTTCATTTGTTCTTTATTGTCTATGATTCTATTTAGTGTGTTAATAGCACCTTTGTATTTAGATTCTAATCTTGATAAATCTTTATCATCACCATAATGTTCTATAATAAAAGGAATGATTTCTTTTTCTTTTAAATCTAGTCCTGCAAAACCACCAGTGATTTCATCGGGGTCTAAATCTTGATTCTCATATAGTTCTGGTTCTAAAACGTCATCATCGTTTCTTAATGCCCAGTGCAAAAATTTGACATAAACATGTTCATCTGATAAAAGAGCGTCTACAACTTCTTCTCCGAATTCTTCAATAAACGGGTCTTTAGTAATTTTAGAATAGCGTAGTTTCTTAACTGCTGCAAAAATTCTACCTGCTTCGTGTGACTCTGGATTTTTAGCCTCGTCTGAGAACAATTCTTTTTCATTCAATGTTCTTTTAATTAATGCTGCAAAGTTGCTGGTGTCATCATGTAAATCTTTTAGTTCATCTATAACAGATGTCCAACGCTCGGCATAATGTTTAGGGTCATCTTTTCCTAGCAAGTAACCAATTCTGACCTTTTCAAATAAGGTGCGAACTAATCTAGCAGGGTCGCTTTCTTTTTGGAAAAGTAATTGAGGCACATTACATCACCTTTCTAATCGTATATTGACTTTCCCTTGACTAATAAACACACTAGGGTAGCCTAATTTTTTAGTATATAATCCCTCTATTTTCTTTTCTGCTGTTTCTAATGACATACCCAATTCTTTAGGGTCAATTGTTACATATGGTTCATCTTCATTAGAAGCCTCTACGATTTTCGGGTCAATTACTTTTTCAAATAATTCTTCTAAAGCCCTTCCTTCTAAATTATCATTTTTTCCTTCTGCGTCCTCTCTTGCCCTTGTTGGATTAAATATAGGTGGGGCTTTACTAATCATATCTTTAATTTGATTAATTTTAGACACAACTTGTTTGCTAACGTCAACTGTGGTCACATCTAAATTAGAATAAGTTTTACCATCCATTGGTGTGGTTCTACTTTGATTGGATTTACCATCCTCTCCTCTAGGCTTATCTTTTTCTGCTGTTGGTTTTTCCCTTTTGACATCTTCACCAGTTTCACCTTCAAATAAATCTTCATAGGCTAATGAGGTTGTTGGGGGTTTTCTACCAAAGAAAGACATTGGGCCTTTCTCATCATCTGCCACATGTTCTTCTTTTTTCTTGAAGTATGGCTCCATATCTGTTCTTATGTTTACTACTTTTCTAGGTTTTACATATCGTGTCATTGTCGACCCTCCATTTTTGAAATTATATCGTGTAATTCGCCCCAAGATTTATCTCCAATATTCTTAGGCACTCCTGTTCTGTCATTATCTATTGATGGTGAAGGAGATTTTGCTTGCACCCAACCAGATTTCATTAACACATTATCTTCATTGTAAACGTGTTTTTCTAATGTTTTGATTCTATCAACTAATTGTTTTAGAATATCTAATACTTCATTTTCTTCACTCATGCTTCTTCCTCCTCTCTTAAACTACCTTCGCTGGCTTTAGGGTACACTATCTTTCTAACCTGTAAGTACAATGTTTCATAAGTCTTACGTAACCTCGCAGCAGTAGCCACCATATCTATGTTTTGCTCACTGATGGACTTTATCTTCTCATTTAACTCAGTATCTCCTTTGGTAAAATCCATTTCTTGAAGTAAATCTATCAACTCTCCTAGCCTAGTATAATCTTGTCCAAAATACTCAGAAGGTTCTGCTGCTTGTAATGTTTTCTTTAATCGTTTTATTGGTTCTTCTGGTAAAGATGCTAATTTTGGATTGAGTGCTTTTTTGAGTGGTTGTGTTGCAAAAGGAATAAATATTGTTTTAGAAGACGTACCAATAGAATCAACTAATTTTCTTAAATTATCTATTCCCTCTACGTTCTTTAATGCATCAATCAATTTATTAAGTTGACCTTTTATAATTTTAATAAAATCTTGAGATGGGGTTTCATCTTCTAAATCTCTTGTATTATCATTAATTATTTTTTCAACTTCTTCTTTTGTTAAATCTAAATTTTTTTTGATTGCTCTCTCTATTTCTTTATGTAAAGTTAAAGCAATATCTTGTTCTCTTTTACTTAAATTAAATTTTGAATAACCCTCTACTATTCTTTTATTTTTTAATTTATATGCCTTGTCCCACTGTTCCCCAAGATTAAAACCTTTTTTTCCTGTTAAATCATCTAATACCCTATCAAAAGATTCACTATAGATTTTTTTAAATTGTTTAAGTTCTCTGTAAAACTTTTTAAACTCATTAACTTGACGGTCACTAGTTTCTTTGATTTTATAATTAGGATTGTTTGCTATGTGTTTTTCTAAAATTTTAAGAATAGGTAACATATTTGCTATTTTATTAGCCTTTATTTGATTAGCAATTTTTTGAAGTTTAACTGGCCATTCTTCTTTAGGGATATTTTGCTTATACAACCGATATGCTTTGTCCAATAATATTAAACCTTCACGAAATCCGTCATAATCATATATTGAATATTTATCATCGTTAAAAACATTCCGTATCAATTCGGAATATTCAGATTCATCTACTACTTTTTTTGTTCCTAACATCATGTTATATAACGCAGGGCCAAATTTTTGTTTTCCTATTTCTTCAATAGTATTTTTGAAATTATTATCTAAACTTGCTAAATGATATATGTTTACATTTTTCATTCTTTCTGGGACAATATAATAATCTAAACCTTCGGGCAATGGTTTTTCAGTGTCTCTTCTCCCTCTTTTTTTACTCATAAATAATAAATTACCACTATCATCTAATTTAAAATAACGTGGTTTATCTGTCGGCCCTAAATCTTTGATATTATTTATTATGGATTCTTTTAATGTAATGTACCCTTTTCTTTTCTTTGAATAATCTTCTGGTTTTTCTTCAAGTAATTCTTCCAGTATTTCTGGCTCTTTTGTTCTTTTTACTCTTGCTAATGCTTCTTCTCGTCTTTTTCGTCTTGCTTCGTCTTCCGCAGCCCTTCTTCTTTCTTCTCTTTCTTCTGGTGTCCCAATTCTATATCGGGAAAGGATTTTTTCACGCCATTCTTCAAAATATTTTTTTTCTTCTTTCGTTGATTCAACATTTGAATCTTTTTCAAATGAATCACGAATTCTATAAAAATCTTTTTTTTCATCGTCAGTAAATTCATCTACACTTTTTTTATCAAACCAACTAGGTTTAGCCTTAAGAATAGATTGCCAATTCACACTTACCACTTATTTTCTGTCCTTTTAGGAGTTTTCTTATATTGTATTACATGAGGCACTGAGTTAGGCATTTTTCTTTCTTTAAGTGCTTTAGGTTGACTAGGAGTAAAATCTCTTTGTACTTCTACTCTTCTATCTCTATGTGCTAACGCAGCCTGTTTTCTTGCTAATTCTTTTTTTAATTTTATTACTTCTTCTCTTGTTGTCATCCTACTCGCCTCTCTGTTCTTCTATCGACATTATTGTTCGCTGCCTCTTGAGGTAAACCACTGAATCTTTGCGGTGGCCCCACACTCATACGGACATCGGGTGTATCTGTCGGAGTTTCTTCAACTTCTTCAACTTGTTCCTCCATAGGAATTTCCTCCATAGGAACATCTGCCATAGCAGGTTCTCCCATAGCAGTATCACCTAACATCACGTCTCCTTCCATTTTTGCCTCTGGTTCTGGTGGGGGTGGGGGTTTACTGTAAACAAAATTGTTTTCATCATCTAAATCAACTTCAAATCCTAAACCTTGCATTTGAGAAGCAAGACCGATTTCGATTTCTCTTTTTCTTAATTTGGCTATTTCATCTTCTTCTTCTGATGGTGGCAATATTAATTCCCAATCTGTAACTCCAAATTCTTCCATTAGCCAAGGGAACACATATTGATTGTAAACATTCTGAGCCATTTCTACTGCACGATTAGTTACAAGGATTTGCATACCTTCATTATTTAATCCACCACTAGCCGTATTATCTGCCATGAATATTTTACTAACCCCATAGAAAGCAGCAACTCTATCTCTTAAATCTTCTTTGACTGCAACATAGTCCATTTCTTTTAGACTATCCATAAACTTGACCCACTCTACTGAACCTTTACCTTCTGCTTCAATTCCCATAACTGGAATAAAATGTGGGTCACTTTCCATCTTTTCTTTGACGCTTCTCCAAAATTGCCTCATAGAATCCATGTTTCTAGTTTGGACTGCAAGAATACCTCTAGGCATTCTAGATTTAGTATAAGATGCATTAACATAATTTTCCATTGCTATCAATGTAGTTAAGTGACTAAACAATGTCATCACTGGACTTGAACCATATAGTCTTGAAGGGGCATATTTACTAAAGTGTAAAACCTCACCTTCAATAAAATATTCTTCTTCTCCAGTAGCCCTATTAACGTAATGCACTGGTTGTAAAACATTACCAGATTCGGGATGAGTATCATATGCATTTTCAGAAATAAAATCTCTATTTTGAATATCAATAAATCCTTTTTGTCCTCTTTCACCAACTTCATCTGCATAGATAGTCATAGATGCAGGGTCTCCTCTAAATACCTCTTTTATCCTGTGTAACTTAATATTCCCTTTAGAATCACAAAAGTATTCTTTAACTAAAACGATGTATGCATCATCTATAATATTTAAGTCATCTTCTAACTCTCTTAGCACATCAACAAACATTTGGTTTGCACCATTTACATAACCTGTTAACAATTTTTTAGCATATTTCAATTGTTCTTCGTCTGGAACATCAAATTCCATTGAACCACATTTAGGACATTCTCCAAGTTCTTTCTCAAACTCTTTCTCACATTGTCTACACTTCATGGTAAATTTTTTAGCAAAAGTAAAACCTCTTCTAAATACTTCATTCTTTAATTGTGTAGTACAAGTTCTACAAATGACAGATGAGTTTGCAATGTGATATAATAATGGTATAGATAAGAAAAAAGAATTTTCTCTCTCTTGTATTCCGATATTGTAAACTTTTCTATCACTAGGTATAGGCGTTCTTTTTCTAAACAACCTTGTAAACACATTTCCTTCTGCCATCATTCTTCATCTCCTTTACTGATTGAATCTAATTCATCCATCAGATTCATTTTGCAATTACCTTCTAATTTATCAATAGCAAAAATATCAACATCATATTTTAACCAATCATAACTTTTGTTATCTGAATGATTATACCATTTCATCAACTTATATATTTCTTGCATACGGTCTTTAGCCCAATCTTGCTTTTTGTGATTCTTTTTAATTCTTACAAGTTCTAATAATAAATCTGCTTGTGGCCCTTTCATTCTAAAGTGAGGACGACATTGAGTTAATACCTTATGGACATCATCTTGAGAATAAAAATTAAGTCTGTTTACCGCTCTAGTATTTTGTGGTGACTTTTGGTCAAGATGTAATTTACCACTACCTAATGCTTTGTGCATTTCTATCATGAATGCTTTTCCTCTATCCCCAGTAGCGATAAGCCCAACTCTAGGATTTAGATTTTTATCTAAGGTAATATAACCATCTGAATCTATAAAAGCAGCAGTATATGCGTTAATGTCTTTTTTGAATGTGTCATTTAATTTGTAATATTGTTCTTCAACTATTGTTACGCCAATCTTCTTAGCATGTTTTGCAATAATTTGTGGGCTGCTCCTTTTTTGTAAAGACGAATCCATCTTATCCATGATTGACCTACAAGTAATTCCTTGGTCATCAGAAACACATTTTAAAATGTGGGTATTTAATTTATCAGTCCAATCATACCTATTAGGTAATGATTTCATAAAAGTTTTAAATTGACCCTTATATTTAATCAAAGAATGTTCTGATTTAAAATATTCTGTGCCTTGTAAACTTTTACGTTCTAAATCCGCTTCCCAATACTTACATAAAATGTCTACTAGTTGCGCCCTTGTAGTATAATCTTTTATCTCGTATATTTTTCTTAAATCACTTTCTTTGAAAGACATTGATTTAAGTGGCTTTTGATAATCACTCAACCAATAAATAGATTTTATACAGTCGTCTAAATGTGAAGAATATCCATTGATAACATTGACAATAGATTTAGTAAAATCTTTTTTAATGTCACCTTTTAATGTAGTCCTATAATCCCTTAATCTTTTTACTACATCTACTATACTTTCTCCTTCTATCTTATATTCAGAGGGAAACTTCTCAACTCTTTCTCTTGCTTGAGATAAGTTAAGGCTGAATTGTTTAGCAGCATTTTTGATAACATTGTATTCGTCATCAAGAGATTGTGCATAAAGCCACTTTTGAAACTCACCCATTGTATTTTCTGCGGCCTCCATAGCATCTGCCGCATCTTCAAGTGCAGCAACAGATTCTCTAATTTTTTTACTAGATGTTAAGACCAAATACACCACCTCCCATTTGTCCCACCTGTGTAGTGACGGGAGAATCAAATATATCAATATCATCTAATAAAACAAAAGATTCATTCAAAGTGTGAGTTGCTGAGTTAGCGAGAGCCAATCCCATCACTAAATCGTCATGCGCTCCAACTCCTGCAAACCTACCATTATCTAATATACTAAACATGCTAAGTTCGTCTACAATTAAATCTGTCATTCTCTTAGATTCTTCATTACCTTTTGGTAAAACAATTTTATGATTTTCAATATTCATTTGTAAGTTGAGAATTATCTCTTGTTTCTTTTTTCTAGTTGTGTTGAAATCTCTAACATTCAAATCGGTTTCATTACGCAATTCTTGAGTAAACGATTTAGCAAAAGTATTAGTTTCAAATAGGATTACCTCTGGTTGAAATAATTGACCGACTAATTTTAGTTTGTTTATATTTTCTCTAAACTGCACATTCTTTTGTCTATCTACAAACACTACTCGTTTATTTTTTTCTTCATCAACTTCTAACACTACAATAACATTGTAGTCACCATCTGTTGATATGGCAGGGTCAACACCTACAAAATACCTGTAACCTTCTCTATTTCTCATTCTAAGAATGTCTTCTTTACTGATACATTGTTGAACATGCTCTACATTGAATAGTGATGTTCCTGTTGAAATAGGAATACACATGTATTCTCTTGTGAATTTTAATGAGCCAACTTCTGTCTTTCTTTGCATAAGCGCATCGTAATCCCACCTTTCTGGCCAAAGTGGTTCATTGAGTTGATTAAGACAAGGATATTTTCTAACAGTGTAGGCTTCGTTTTCTTCTAACTGTGTAAAAATATCAGTATAAGAAAAAGGAGTACCAATCATTCTAAGACTAGCAGTGTGGTGAAGTGTTGGTATCATATCTCCGAAAAACCAATCAGTAACTTTGTTAATCGCAGACATAGAGAACTCTTTCAAAGGGTCGTCAATAATTATCTCTTGAGGGTGAAGACCACGAATCTGAGAGCCTACTGAACGCTCAAGAATCGAATTACCGTTGGTGAGTGTAATATTTCCTATAGCCCAACCTCTACTTGGTCTAAATTGTGCTAATGCTTTATGATTGAACATCTTATCAATGTCTCTCATGTGAACCATAGTCTGTTTGTGGTTAGATGAAATGTATAACATTTGAAATGGTGGTGGTTGAAAACATAAATTCCAAACCACCCATGAGTGCATGAATACAGATTTGCCATGGTCACGACTACAAATAACTACAGTGCGGTCAGTAGTTTCCATGAGGTCTAACCACTCTTGATGGAAAGGAGTAAACTCCCAACCTAATACATTCTGAAAAAAATAAGGAAAAGATGTTTTGGATAATTCCATATCCATTTTAGTTTCAAAATCTAACATTTCTATTTCTGTCATCTACATAGCCCCTTAGCCAGATATACTGTTTCTTCATTTACTCCAAAAGATTTAGCAATTCTGTTTAAAGAACTTACGGATTCTACCATATCAGTTAATTCCATTGCTGTCAAATCATATCCTCTATTTGATAATCGCTTCAATAGATAACTAACATCTTCAATATTTGTCAAATCACACATACCATAATAGATAGGTTTGCCCAAAGACTTTCTTATAACATCATGAGTTTCTAATATTTGCGAATTAATATCTTTTTTCTTTTTAGCCAACCTTTTATATTCTTCATTCAATTCTTTAATTGATTTGAATAAATTTTTCTTCACTTGAGGCTCTACCCCAAACAATCCTTGTGTTGGTGGATTTTTTGGATTAAATAAATTGATAAATTTACGACTATTGATTAAACCCTCCATAGCCATTATAGGATATATTTTACCTGTACCTTCACCTTGTTCATATTTTCTAGCCAAGTCTTTGATTGATTCTCCCATGAATCGTTCCCCCTGTGGGGCGTTAGCCCTATTCAAAAACCAACCAATGCTTTCTTTATTTTCTTGACGATATTTTCCTTTGAAAAGTTTGTCCAATATTCCCCAAACAGTATAGGCTAAATTTTCAACACTCTTATCATAATTTTTAATTTCTGCACCTTTTCGATAATTACTTACAAATTTCGTCAATGCGTCAATTTGTGTTGCAGCAACTAATCCCTCATCAAAATCAAATCCTACAGTACCACCTAAAGAAGATATATCTTCCCAGATAGATTTTTCCATAAAGTCTGGAGGATTACCTATAAAATATTTATTTGTTCTCAATACTGGGCCATAATATTCTTTTATAACATCAAGTAAAACAGGAGGGATTTCTTCTTCACGTTTTATTGCTGGTCTACGTTCAACAAAAATATCTTGACCACGTAATCTTTCATCTACTGTAGCACTACCTCTAGGAGTTCCCATTTCTGGTCTACTACCTTCTTTAAATAAAATACTATGAATTAGGTTTAGGTAATCTTCATGTTTTTCCCACATAGCGTCTGTTTGTGATTCATTCTTTGATGTGAATTGTGTGTTAGGTAAATAAAATTCAATATTTCTCATATCATCAACATCTGCTATCAATTCCTGTAACCTATCCATTACTTTCTCTTTTTTACTAGGTGGTAAATCTTCTGCCTCTATTTGTATTCTTCTTTTCTCACGTTCTAAAGTTTGTTTAGAGAGTCCTAATTTAGTCAAACCATTAGAAATAGCCACCGCTAGTAATGGGTCAATTAAATCCATTTTTTGAGCGGCTTGTTCATAGGTTTGCCTCACATCTTCTTCTGACTCTTCTGACACTTGTTCTTTTTGACCACTAGCCAGTGTTCTAGCCATTTCTGAATCTTGGGCTGCTCTCTGGCCTAATACTTTCCTTTCACTTAACTCCTCTAAAATATTTTCAAAAATTTCTATATGAGTGTTAACTGGCATTTCCTCTGCATCTGATTTTATAATATAGTTTTCTAATCTGTCTAATGCTTCTTTTAAATTCTTACCATCTTTTTCGCTCAATGTTTCAATCCAATCATCAGTTTCTTTTTTCAGTTTATTAAACTTATCAAATATGCCTTTCCAATAATTATAAACTTTTTTTCTTGTGTTTGCTGACTTCCACCTTAAGACTCCTACTTTTTCTGGAAAAGAAACTACTGCTCTAAAACCACCACTAGCAACTTCTTTTGGTTTTTCAACTTCCTTCATGAAATTTTCTAATTTAGTTTTGATTTCTTCGTTAGCATGAATAAAATCATCAACTGTAAGATTAGTAATTTTTTTAATTTTGACTGGTAAGTTAAGCAGTTCTTCTTTAGTTCCTTTTTTAGTAGAATGAGGAATCCATTTATCACTCCATTTTAATTTTGGCTTATTAGTATAATTAGTAAATGCTTCTGCTAAACCAGCATAAATTAAATCTTCTAATTTCTCTTCTAATTCGTTCTCATCTACTTTTTCATCATTAACATATTCATCGCTAACTGCTTCAATTGTCATTTTACGTTTAACTATTTTGTCTATAGCGTCATTGATAATGTTATCTTTAATCATTTGCTTCCCTCCTTGTGAATCATTTTTAAATTTACTAAAATATCAATGATATATTGTGGCCGTCTTTTCTTTTTTAGGAAGTCTTGCACTATCTCTTGGGTTTTTGTTTTCCAATCTTCGATTTGGGCTATTTTAGACACATGATTAAAAGCCCAATATTTTAAACTTTTATCATCTAAAGTAAAATCTTCAAATTGGTCTAATATATCTTTTTTTTCTAATGGTAATTTGTTACCAGATAATATAGATTCACCATTTACAACAATTGGTTTACCCTCACCAATATTTTCTACAGAAATTACATTTCTTCTTTGCAATTTTTTAGCCCGTCTAAGTTGAATCCAAAGTTTATCTTTATCTTTTATTGCTACTTTATCGTCTATTAACTTTTGGGATTCTTTAACTTCTGACAAAGGCACATCAACATAACCAAATTGTTCAAACCCTTTCAATGAAACTTTATCGCCCTGTATTGCTTTTTTAAATTCCTCAGTCAATCCTCTCTTTGTATCGGGAGAATATAAATGGGGATAAATTTTACCAACTTTGTCTTTCAATAATACTCTAGTTTGAGTTATATTAGTTACAACATTTCTATAAAATTTAATTAAATTTTCTGGAGTGAATTCAGTTGTTACTAATCTATATTGTCCTGCTGCACCTAGATTAAATAATTTAAATAATGTAGGAATAGGAGTTCTAGAAACTACCCTATCAGAAACGTTGTCTGGCTTACTTCCTGTGTGGTATTCATAAATTTTATTACTTATGACTTTAATCTGCCCTCGAATCCTTTTATCTAATGGTTTTTTTATTACAGAGGGTTTGTTAGTTTGATTTGTTTTTTGAAGAAATTCATTAACCTCTTTTTCTATTTCTACAAAGTTTGGATTGTTTTGTCTTAGTTTTGGAACTATACTATCAAGTAAATCATTGAGTTGTTCACCTCTACTTACTCCCGTAGATTCTCTTGAAATTTCAAAAATATTTTTTAGATGCGATTCAACTAATTTAATAATTCTATTATCTGATTTCTTACCTGTTAGTTGTTGACCTAATATTTTCTTGTTTCTACGTCTAGCATACAAAGCAATTTCTTCAGCATATTTTTTATCACTAATATTTTGCCTCATTGTTTTCATTGCGTTTTCATTAACACCTTGAAGTTCATTAGGGCCAAAATCTACATACTGTTGTAATACTTGTTTAAATTTATTCAATGTATCTTCTGACTCAAAAGTATCTACCCAATCTCTTACAGCGATTGGAAATTTTACTTGTTTGAGGAGAACATCTTGCCAAACCATTTTAAATCACCAAGGCCCATAATGTCCAGACTTCCTTGCCTCTTGTAACATTTCCTCAAAAGTATATCTTTTTTCATTTGTTATTTGTCCTAATGCCTTATATAATTGATAAGGTATATCGGCTTTTGCTTCTGTATCTCTAACCATGTTACCATCTAAAACAAACGCATGTCCATAACATACACCTTTGACATCTTTACCTGTTCCAATCACATCTGCGTGAACAAGAATTAAATTTTTATCCCCTTTCATAGCCTTATCAAAAACATAAGAATAAGCAGATTGATAACAGTTACCTAATTTTTTAACTAGTTTTTTCCATGTCACGTCATTCTCTCCTTCATCTTTTCTTTAACATCTAACCACACTTGAGGGTGATTTTGCGCCAACACTTCTTGGACAATCTGCATCTGCGCTACGATGATGGTGTCCTGCCTTCGGTGAATAAGTTTACCCTTGAACTCCATAAGATATTTCAAAGACTCACGAATCTCTTTTGCAAGTTTAGTCAATGAATCTATTTCTTTTGTGGTATGGGTTGGCATTTGAAACCACTCATCTAATTTAGCATCTAATCTTTGCAAGTTTGTACTAAGCATATCTATTTCATCAATTTCTTTACGAGCAATTTGAGTTGCCGCAGATTTCTGAACAAGAGGCTGTAAATGTGACCTCATGTGTTTTCTAATTTGGGCATCTGTTGTCCCTAACTGATTTGCCACTTCACTAGCGGCAATTTTGCCTTCACTAATATCGGTTTCAATTTTGGCTCTTTCTGGGTGTGTACAAACAGCGCATTGAGGATTAGATGCATCATCATATCCTTGAGCATGATTTCTCATGTGACGGGCAGTTGTTCCACTTGGCCAGTTGAATTCTAAATCTAAGTCGTCACAAGTCTTAGTCATGGAATTAACCATTTCTTCTATTTGAGTTCTGTCTTCATGTTGACAAACTTTACATCTTCTTCTAGTTATCATGTTATCTTCCTCAATTTTTCTTGCCACGTTTTTTTGACCCCATCTATTTTACCTGCGTTGATACTAGCATAAAACACCTTCTCTCCCTCTTTGTCACCATAAGTTTCTTTCATCGCAGAAAGAATTTTTTTACCTTTAGCGTTTAATGGAATAGTATCACCTCTTAGTTTTCTTTTTTTGTTGTTCAATAAATGAACGATATACATTTGCCTGTGCGGTCTTGCCCATTTCCCTTGCTCTCTGTTCCATAGCAACGGCTGCTTGAGTTTTATGAGCGTGAGACTTACCGCTAGATTTTATCTTGTTTACTGATGCTTTTGCATCTTTTACAGTTGCAAATTTTAGACCCTGTATTGTTCCTCTTGGGTTTTCATCTGTGTATAAATCTGAATGTGATTTTGAGCCTCTATGCTGGCCTTTTTTTCTAGGGATGCGAGGAGCCTTCAACAAATCAAACCACATAATATCACTTGTTAGGAATCTCCTCTACTACCCCAGTTAAAGTGCCACTAAAAGGTTTAAAATTCTTTTCTGGAATTTTATTAGAATGAAATGGTTTTCCACCATCGGGGCTAGTTGCAACAGTAACATGAGGGAATCCTCTACTATCTTCTCTTTTAGCATCTACTTTGACAGCCATTGCCCTATCATCCATACCAACAGCAGTAATATTCATTGATACTTTATCACCAACTTTATACTGTGAGTCTTCTTTTAATGGGCCAAGTTTAATAGTCATGTGATGAGCGTATGGTTTCCAACCCTTTGGAACAAGTGGTAATAATTTTTTTTTGGACGAGTCATCAAGAACAATAGCAGAATAACTAATACTTTTTAACAAATCAAACCACATTATGAACCCTTTCTCCAATTTTTATTTTTCTTTTCTTTAGTTTTACTTGGGCTCCATTTTACTTTATTCGCCCAATAAGCACGAGACATCTTTCCACGCTTGATATTCTTAGCATGTCGAGCCTTGAAAGCCTCTCTTTGTCCAGCAGTTTGGTTAGTTTTTACTCCTTTTTGGCCAAATTTCATATATTTTGCTTTATTATTTTCAAAAGCCATAACATGATGAGATTTTTCTGGGTCTTCTTTTAATCCCTGTGGTTTATTTACCCCTTTGAGTCCTTTCTTTTTTGCTCTTTCTATAGCCTTCTGCCTTGGGCTTTTTTTCTTTTTTTTCAGAACATCAAACCAACTCATAATTATCAACTTTCACTAATCTCTTTTTTCTTCTAATTTGGGATGGAATTTTAAAACTATTTTTTTAGCATTTTTTTTGATTGATTTTCCATCAACTAAAACTTCTATAGGATAAGGCACATGTTTATCATACCAATATGCCACCTCATATCCTCCATTTTTTAGTAATTCAACTAGTAACCCTCTTTCATAATCTTTATCTTCTGCTTGTAATATTTGTTGTTTACCTCTTGGTAAAACTAAATCTGGTTTTTTGTCTTGTTTTAAAACAGTCATCCAACTCATAATTATCGACCCTCTTAATCACTTTTGACTAAACTTTTTTCCTGTGGGTGTAGTAGTTTTACCTGCTTTTACTCCCTCTCTTTTCTTTCTATCTTGGTAATCTAATCGAGATTTAGGGGTTTTTTTATAGGTTGCTTTCGGCATAAATCTGCCTCTTGTTTTTTCTTTTCTAGGGGTTCTACCTTCTTCTTCTGCTCTATGTTCTGTTTGAGTTCCCCAATCTTCTTTAGACCATGTTTCTAAATCTTTTTGTTCTTTTGTTTTAGCCTTGAGAATATTCCGCCAATTCATTTATATTTCCCTCC